AACGCAACCGACCCAGCTCTTGGCGCAGGCCTGCTGGGGTACAAAGACCGCACGGTGTATGACCGCCTGTCTGATGTACTGAACGTGCGAGACTTCCTCCAGGGTGTGCCTGTGGACGGGGTCACTATCAACCAAGCTGCTATTGAGGCTGTGGTGGCTGCCGCGGTAGCCTTCGGAGCGTCTGTGTACTGGCCGGCTGGCACATATGTATCCACGGCGAATATTCCGAACTTCCACAGCGTGCGCCATTACGGCGACGGCGTGATCAAGCGCGGAACTGATACCTTCAAGATGAATCAGCGAGGCGGTCAGCGCAACATCATGTATGTCGCTACCACAGGCTCAGACCTGAACGATGGTATCACAGCGTCCCAACCCTTTGCCACGGTCGCCACAGCAGCTACCAAGGTGCTGTTCGGCTGGGAGGATAACCTGCTCAAGGGCGCCTGGCGCCTGCAGCTCGCCGCAGGTACGTACGGTCGCGCCACTGTGCTACGCGCTATCCGTAACGCTGAGCGCTTCCAAGTCTGGGGCCCTGAGGTCAACTGGGGCGAGCCTACTGCTATCATTGATAACACTCTGGCTGAGGACAGCGTAACCGGATTGTATCTGAATACCCTCGACCGCTGGGAGGTTCGTAACGTCAAGTTTACGAACTTTACAGGCTATCAAGGCCAAGGCGTGGCTGCCAGCGCCTCGTCCGACTTCTACTGTGTAAACGTATGGGCCGACAACTGTGGCTGGGCAGGTATCTTCATGCAGGGTGGTGAGGTCTTCCGTGTAGAGGGCGGTAAAGTTACCAACTGCCGTGAGGGCATCGTCGCATACATTGGGGTTCGATTCACCATCGGGTACAACTCGTCTGCGCACCCAACCCTCATCCAGAACTGCACGCAGTCCGGCTTTACCGCGTACAACTCGTCTGCGGGTCACGTAGACTACGCGGAAATCAGTAACTGCACTGTGGGCGCGGCGATTGTGAACCAGAGCCGCGTTGACTTCATGGGCGCCAAGATCATGGGTTGTCCGGTAGGTATTGGCGCTGATGCAAACAGCACATACATTAAGAACACTGAAGAGGCAGTTCTGTTTAACTCAGGCGCCCCTAACACTGTGAATGAGCGTTGCCGAGGCAACAGCATCCCCGCGGAGTTCACTAACACTCAGCAGTTCTTGCCGGGCACTCGTGTTATGCGGTGGGGTACTGGTTGGTCCGGTGCATCTCCAGTGAGCTCGTACAAGTATGTGTTTGAGCAGCAATCCGGCGATTCCGGTCTGGCGATCCTCGCCTCCGGTACGGAACTGTCCTCGCTCGCCTTTGGGCGTACAGGTAGCGGTGCCGCGGGCCGGCTGTCGTATGATCACTCGGCAAACCACTTCCGCGTTGTACTGAATAACGCGAACATCCTGTTCGCCACGTCAGTGTCCCTGCACCCCAACACCACGCTCACAGTGTCCCTCGGCCTACCAGGCCAGAAGTACACGGACGCATGCATCAACCGTGTTGTTATGGGTGCCAGCAACATTACCATCTCGTCCGGGACTGGTTCTCCGGAGGGTGTGCTTACAGCTCCGCAAGGTAGTCTGTACACCCGCACTGATGGTGGCGCGAACACCACCCTGTACGTCAAGGAGTCTGGTGCCGGTAATACCGGTTGGGTAGCTAAATAAGGAGAGAGAGTATGAAACGTTCTGTAATCGCCGGCGTTGCGCTGGCACTGGCCCTCAGCGGCTGCAGTACCCTGAGCGCGATCAAGGCGGTTACAGGCGTTGTATCCCCGGATAAGCCGGAGATCACAGCGCAGGTAGGCGCTGAGAACACCAAGCAAGGCATCGGGGTGACCTCCAAGGTGGAGAGCACCCAGAAGGCCCTGGAGGGCGACGTCAAGGGCAACGCGACCGTCACCCAGGCCACCACCACGAATTCGACTCAGAACGCAGCACGCGACGTTACAGCGCGTACTGTGACTGTCACCAACACAAACTCCCTGCAGGTCCTCGGGATCGTGGGGATGTGCCTGAGCGCTGTCGTGCTCATGGCCATGTACATCGTGCGGCGGGGCCGCAAGGATGAGGAGGAATGAACATGGGAGATAAGCTCACCACCCCCGCTGCGTACACCGCGAGTGCAGTCACCGGCCTGTTCGGCATGGTGGACTGGAACACCGTGGCCACTGTCGGAGGTCTGATCCTAGCTATCCTCACCTTCGCGGTGAACTGGTACTACAAGCGCAAGAACAGCAAGGCGTTTGCGGACGCCATCCTCAAAGGAGGCCCTGTGCATGAGCCTAAAGACTAAGATCGTTACGGCCCTAGCAGCGAGCACGCTGCTGGGGTCCGCCCTGCTCACCAGCCTGACCAGCCTTGAGGGCACCGAGTACACTGCGTACTTTGACAGCGCCGGCGTCCTCACCATCTGCAACGGCGACACCACGAACGTCAGGAAGGGCCAGACAGCCTCTCCTAGCGAGTGCAAGCAGAGGCTGAAGGATGGTATTGCCCAGCATGCGAACGCGCTTCAGGGGCTGCCGGAGAGCCTCCCAGACACGGTTGTACTGGGTGCTGTGAGCAACGTGTTCAACATCGGTGAGTACGGCTTCCGCTCGTCCTCCCAGAAGAAATGCTTGGCCCGGGGCGACTACGCCTGTGCTAAGGCAGCAACCCTGCGTTGGCGGTACATCACCGTGAACGGCAGGAAGTTCGACTGCAGCACCCCGGGCAACCGCGTGTGCTGGGGCCTGTGGGAGCGCCGCCAGTGGGAAGCTCGCGCCATGGGGAATGAGTTCAAGACCGTGCAGGAGGCACTGGCAGCCCTGCCGAAATAGGAGAGCGCATGTCAGAGCTGACATTCGACAACAAGTTCGAAAGCTTCAGGACATTCCGCGGTGCGCAGATGCGTACCGACATGACCATGGGGCTGGTGAACAAAAGGAAGTTCCGGTGCTACAGGGAGTTCACCGGTGCTACCGTGCTGCGATTCACCGCCGCCCGGGACTTCCTCCTGACCGCGCAGGACCTGCAACGCAGGTGCTGGCCAAGGTGCCGGTCGCCCATCGCCCGCCGGTGCGCGTCTGCTGGGCGCTGGTACGTTCTACATGGTGATCACCGTGACTGGGACTACCAGCGGTGTGTACAGCTTCGAGTTCGAGGAGCTGGATACCGTTGCTGGCGTGGCTGTCTAGGCTAGCACTGTCTGTCCGGGTGCGCGTTCTACCTGCACCCGGATTTTATTATGCTCAGGCGAGGGCCCTCCCTCCCATCAATCAGCCCGCATGCCCCCGTACGGGTGCCTGTGCGAGCGTGTGCCCGAGCGCGTGCCCGGGCGTGCGTGTGCACACCAGTGCGGGAGCGTGCCCGCCTGTGCCCGGAGGTGCGCGCGTGCCCAGCTGTGCGTGCGCTGGCGTGCCCGGTTGTCCACCTCGTGCGGGCGTCCGGGTGTGTGCGCGTGCGCGCTTGCCTGTTGCGCGTGCGTACCTGCGCGCTTGCCTTCGCGCGTTTCTCCGTGCGTGCGCGTTCTGCCTCGCGTGCCTGTGCTGGCGTGTGCGTCACTGCTCGCGTCTGCCTGCGGATGCTTGCCTCGCGCGTCCGTCCGGTTCTGACTCTGACGGCTCTGGTTGGGCTGGCTGCTCCGGGATGTGGCGGGAGATGCTCTAGTGCGGGCCTTTCCTCGGGATTACACCCTCGACGGTATCGTCTCTCGTCCACCTATTCGGCGGTCTCGTTCCTCTACCTAGTGCAGAGCTATTGCGGAGGCTCTATCTCAATGGTTCTAGCGTGCCTTCTGAAGGCTGTGCTAGGCCCTTAGAACTACCGTTCGTCGGACTTTGCTACTGGGTATTGACTTCCTGTGCTGGATAAGTCAATCTGTAGTCACTCCCAACGAGGTAAGACCGGAAGGCACTCTAGGGAGTAGATCCTACGGGGTCTAGTGGTTTCGATCACTAGGCGACTTCCAAGGATTGACAGTGGTACAGATTCATCGTAGTATGGCAACACAGCGGCACGAAGGGCAACGCTTAAATGACCTTCGGGTGGCGTCCAGCTACTAGGCATCCGGGCACACACGGACTGGACTGAAACACAGCTTGACAGGTTGCACGGGAGTCAATACACTGGCTCCCAACAAGGCAAACGGGCCTTGGGTGGCGTGGATAGCTTACTGGGTGCAAGCTCGGTCGGTGAACCGCAAAGCTCGAACTGTACCCTGACAGATGGGTGTAGATGCTAGACGGCGAAGCTGCGCAAGCGGTGGCTGCCTGAAGGTTGAAGCAACAAATGCCGAGATGGTTCATAGAATCGGCCGGTTGCCCAAGGACCACGACTGTACGTAAAACTGGTCCGAGCGTATCCTCCGCGTCCCTGTGGTATAACAGGGGAAAGGAGAGCCAACGGGAAAGCGCGGTTGGCGGTATGTTGAGCTACAGGGTGCCTACGTCGAAAGACTACGCCAATTGCCAAGGTCTGGCGCCTGTGTAGCATCCTCTCACCCTGTTACCGGGTGACTGATGATGGCTGACGGACAGCCGAAAGGAGACTAGCATGGCCTTTGAATCGAAGGGCAAGGTTCGGTACGACAAGCTCGCCAAGCGCGAAGCGAAGGTACAGGAACTGCGCAGTGAAGGCACGCCGGAATCCCGCAAGCAACTGAAAGCTATGCTGGACTGGCGCCCCGAGTGGGAGAACGCTGGTCATCGTCGTGCGGTCACTCCGAACGGCGGCATGATGCACAATCCAAAGGGCAAGCGGCACGTAAAGGGCAGCTCCGCCAAGTGTGACCGCATTAACCGTGGCCATCGGGCCAAACTCAATCAAGGCAAAGGTATCTGACCATGAAACTGTTTGAAGGCGCAGCCGCAATCAACAAAGAAATCGGCCTCATTAAGACCGCCGGCAAGAAGCTCGACGACCGCATTCAGGTTGCTGGCGTGAGCGTGATCCAGCACTGCGGCCTGCACAACGATGTGACCGTGGTGAACAACCTGTTCCTCGCAATGCCAGCGGGCGCTCGCAAGAAGGCGCTGGCCGAGTGGCTGCTGAAGTTCGGGAACGTGGCCGCGAACACCGACAAGGCGTCCAGCAAGACCGCGCCCTTCGTGTACGCCAAGGACAAGAAGGCCGATGTGGATGGTGCCATTGCCGAGCCATGGTACGACTTCGCACCGGAGCCTGCTGTAGCCACCATGTTCGACTTCCAAGCGATGCTGGCGAGCCTGCTCAAGAAGGCCGAGAAAGCCGAGCAGCAGGGCCTGAAGATCGAAGGTGCCGAGGCGCTGGCGGCGGTGCGCAAGCTCGCCAAGGCGAAGTAAGACCATGGCCGGGTTCATGCTCGGCCTTGTGGTGGGCGTAGGCATCGGCTGTGCTGGTGCCTTCTGCCTGTTGGCATGGTTGATTCTCGGGAGACGCTAATGCTCGCCCTTCTGTTCGCTCTGCAAGGCATGTACCGGGCCTTTAATCCGCCGGTGCGCAAACAACCCGAGGTGCGCCATCATGTGGCAAGTCCTGACTAAGCGCGGCGTGTGGCGCTGCGCAAGCATTGCAATGAACCATGCCGTATGCACTGATTACGGCACCGATCAACCGTACACTCCTGTGAGGCTCTACCGAGCCCTGTGAGGTGCGTCATGCTCAAGGTAATGGGGTACATCGTCGTGTGTGGTTTCGTCGTTCTGATGGCGTCTGGCGCACTCACAAGGTGTGCCACAGCTGTTACCTCGGGCGGAATTACCGAACAGGCTGGTACGTCGCACTGGCAGGAGTACAATCAGGCCGTGCAAGATGAGTGCGACGTGGCTGTGGCAAAGATCCTCATCGAGGCGGGTGTGACCGCCGATAACATCAACGAACCGCAGGTAGCCAAGGCAGCACGAGAGCTGCGCTGGCGCTGCGCACAACAACAAGGGCTGACGCTATGAACAAGCTCCCAAAGCCGCGCGCCCGTTTCATCGACGGGCACTGGCATGTGTACTCCGATGGTACGATCACTTGCTCGGGCTGGACTGTGGGCCAAGCCCTGCTGGCGTGGTGGCATCGGAACTGGACGCAAAGCAGGATCATGCGCCCATGAAGCCGCGCATTACGTGGCAGTCAGCGGCCCATAACATTTACGTCACGAAGTCTGGTGGACTGCAAGCCGGATACTGGGCATGCCGCACACGGCCAGGGTTTGCGTACCGCTCAGGTGTAGGCCGCACCCCGCGCGAGGCGTATGAGATGTGGGCGCAGATGAACGAGGTGCGGCCATGAAGTGGTTGAAGAACTGGCTGACCAGTGCGGCCAACGCGGTGCCCGCCAAGGCAGTCAAGGAATTCGAGGAGCGGCACGGCACCGTGCTCACAGGCAAGGAGGCGTGGCAGCCAAGCGAGCCCGCGCAATCCATCCTGCGCACCTTGAAGCGCCAGCGGCATCGGTTCCTGTTCACCAAGCAGGTGCGTGTGCGCTCGCCTCGCGGGATTGATACACACGTCTCTGCCTGCGATACTGAAACAGGGCGTGTGCTGTTCATCAGCAAGCTGGCCGGTCGCTATGGTTCCGACAAGACGCACTGCACCATGGGGCTATCCACACGGGAAGCCGAGTGGATCGAGCGAGAGTACCTGAAGTACCTGTCGGACACCAAGGCACGTGCTCTACGTATTGAAGGTGCGCGCCAGCGTGCGCAAATGATGCAGGAGTATGTACGATGATCCTTACAGCAAACGGCGGGCGCGCTGCCGTAGGCACCGAGTTCGATGAATCGGTGCCCGCTGCTGAGCGCAATGCAATCATCGAACGTGAACAACGCCTTGCAGCGTGGCGGGCAAGCCTGCCGAAACGCAAGCCTCGGGCGGATGAGCTGCCCGGGCCGTGTGAAACCTACAACTGTGCCGGCCTAGGCTGGACTTGGGAGAGCAAACGTGGATAAGCATTGGATTGTGTATTCTATCAGCACGGACGGTACCCCGAATTGCGTAAAGAGGCTCGGCACCCGTGAAGCAGCCGATCAAGATGCAGTGTACCGGGCCAATCAATGGCCGCGTAGCGCCCCTTACTTTGTTGCTGAGGTAGTAGCGCGTACCCAGTTAGTCGAACGACCCACCAACGTAATCGAACGGGTGTAGGCTGAGCGCCTGCCCTGCACTTGCAGCCCATTAAAGGACACGACAAATGAGCCTGAATTTCGCAATCATGCCAGCGGACGCCGACGCCTCCCAAGAGGCCACCGAAACCCGCGACAAGCTGGCCAAGATTATCGAGAGCGTTGGCGTTCTGAGTGATGCGGCCCCTGAGCCGCTGAGCAAGGACCGCATCCGCGACCTGCGCAAGTCCGGTGCCGAGTCGTTCGGTATGTTCTACGACGGCGAGTACGCCCAGAACAACTACAGCCCGACCATGACCACCCAGGCTCGGCTCATCAATGGGCTGACCGCAGGCATGTACAAGATGACTGCCCGAGAATCACGCAGCACCAGCTCGCGTGACCTGACTTACATGTGGGAAGGTATCGTTAAGGCCTTCAATGCGGCTGTGCATGCGTCGAAGCTGAAGATGGACGACGAATTCAAGGCCACCTTGGGCTTGGCGTTCTTCAAGGACTACCACAACGGGCACGTGTCGGTATGGTTGGAGCGTAAAGGCCTGTTGCCACGGGCAGTGCAGTATTGGCCGTTCCAAGAGAACATCGAGGAATTCAGGCTGAACTTGTTCGTGCACTACGGCCTCGGTAATGATGGTGCAGTAGACAAGGCCACCCGAGAGACCTTGAATCAGGCGCTGAAGGGCCAGCGCGCCCCGGACTGGACCGGCACCCCGTTGGATGTAGAGCTGCGCCATTGTCGCCCCGTCATGATGGTGTACTTCGACGCCGATGGCCCATGGGCTGCGGGCTTTGCCAGCGCCGATGACGCTTGCCGCGGTCGTTTCACCCGCTGCCCGCTGGGCTCGTGGATGAGCGCCCGAGGCGCTGATGATGAGACCGTCAAGCAGGAAGTGGAGCGCATCAAGGCGATGAATTCCACCGGTAACTTCGAACTGTACCCGAATGACTGCTTGTTCGGTGATCTGTACGAACAGGGCGCCAGTGATGGTGTGAGCAGCTGCATGGCTTGCAGCCGCGATGAGTTCTGTCTGTGGGACGACCACCACCCAACCGATGCGTACAGCTCTGCGTACCATGGTAGCGGTGACAACGGGCTGGTGCTCGTGGTCGAGCGCAAGAACGGTAACGTTGCTGGCCGTGGTATCCTGAATGTGAACACCAAGAAGTACGTTCGCTGGTACGGTGCTGTGACCGGTGATCGTGCGCTGACCCGCGCTGGCATGAAGCGTACGCCGTCGGCCTTGAAGGGCTCGTGGCTGGCTATGCTGCAACACCCAACCATGGAAAGCCGCATCGTTGCCCCGTACGTGGACGGTGATTACCAAGGCGCCCGTGTCTCCCGGCCAGAGCGCCGGGTGTATTTCACCGACGATTGCGGCGATGCCCTGTGCGAAACTGGCGGGTACTACGACCTCGACTCTGTGTACTGCGTGGACACCGGCGAGCATAACGACCGCTGCTACAGCATATACCAGTGCGAGCACAACAACTGGGTAAGCGACGGGCTGGATGACGACTGGCGCTGCCCCGTTATTGGCGAGTGGTGCCATGAGGATGAGCGTGTCGAGATCATGCTTGATGGCGAGATGGTGTACGTGTGCAACCGGGTTGGCGAGCAGCGTACCTCCCAGTACCTGAACGTCATCGAGAGCCCTGAAGACGATCCTGATGCTGTGAACTACACCGGGCGTGGTCGCTGGGCCACTGTACAGGTCAACACCCCGTACACCCCACCGCCTGTGCAGCGCTTCAGCTGGGACGAACTGCCAATCGCGCAGGCCGCAGCCCCGAGGCCTGTACTTGCAACCGACTTTGCTACGCTGGAAGCACGGATCGAAGAGGCGATGCGGGACGGCGCCACCATGTCAATCCAGTCGGGTACGAGAACAGGCAGGCTGATCCAAGAGTGGCCTGTAGTTCCCGGCTGCCGATGTGATCTGTGCCGCAGATTTGGAGCGGGAGTATGAGCAATTCAATTGAGGTTCCCGAGGTACTGAAGGCCCTGCTAACCACCCGCCGGCCATACGGCGGCGAGGGCGAACGCACCGCAAGGCTGCTCGTTCTTGACACAGTGTTTGAAGCGGGGTACGTCCCGACTGTGGACCAGCACGGAAACGTGCAGGTGTTGGTCGGAGATCGCTCGGACCTCGTATTCACGGCGCACCTTGACACAGTGCACCGTGCCGACGGCAAGCAGCTGCTGTGGCTGTTCGAGGACACCGAGGAGATCATGGCAGACGGGCTGGACAACAAGCCCAGTGTGCTAGGCGCAGATGATGCCAGCGGGGTGTACCTGCTGACCGAGATGATCAAGGCTGGCAAGCCCGGGAGGTACTTGTTCTTCGTGGGCGAGGAGTGCGGCGGCGTCGGATCATCGGCGTTCGTGCAGGATCACCCCGACTTCAGCGCCCTGATGGTTGTATCGTTCGACCGCCGGGGCACGAAGGACATCATCACGCACCAAGCCGGGTACTGCACAGCCAGCACGACGTTTGCGCTGGCGCTGGCAGATGCGCTGAACAAGCAGAAGCCCGGCGTGTTCCAGTACCTGCCATGCGATGGCGGGATGTACACCGACTCGAAGGAGTTCGCGGAGATCGTGCCCGAGTGCACGAACATCGCGGTGGGGTACGACCACGAGCACACGGTGAACGAGGTGCAAGACCTGCGGCATCTGCTGAACCTGCGTGACGCTGTAATCGGGGTGGACTGGACGGCCTTGCCCATAGCCCGGGTACCCGAGCCCGATACCCCATGGTGGCCCACGTGGAACAAGACACTGGGCCGTGACTGGCACAACGATATCCCTGACGACCCACTGCAACAGCCTGTTCGAGGCGCAGTGGCCATCCGCAACCTGCTCAAGGACTTCCGTGAGCACGCTTGGAACAACGGCATCGACGACTTCGACGAGCTGGATGCCTTCCTTCAAAAGATAGAGGACATGCTATGACCATCCTGACCCGCATCGCATCCGGCCTGCTGTTCATCGACCACCACAAGGCCGCGCTCACCTCCCGACTGCTCAGCGGCGCTGCCCGTCTGAACACCCTGCATGCCGAGGCCTTGGCCAACAAGGCTGGGCGTAAGCTCATCACTGGCGAGGCCAAGGCCCGCCGCTTGGCCGAGTCCCGCCGGGAGCAGGCGCACCGTGCGCTGGCTTCCCAGCTGCGCAGCATCCAAGAGGACCTGCAGACCGATCTCGCCAAGGTGTACATCGAGCGCGACAAGGCCGCTCAGACGGCGACATCGTACGAGGCTGTGGGTGACCATTGCTTCGTCGCTGCATGCGTGC